CATTCATGCAGAAGTGGGCGCAACACCGCCAGATGGTAGCCAATATGACCGATATAGTCCGCGAGAACGGTTTGTTTGGTTTGCAGGCAGAGGAAAAGATGATGCGCTGGATGTTCGCCAGTCGGGAAGAGAAGTCCGGTAAACTTTGGAGGGCCATAAATAACGACAATGTTCTTGAATGTCAGACTATGGAAAGTAATTCGGTGGACCTGATTGTAACCAGTATCCCGTTCTCCAATCACTACGAATATACGCCTACCTATAATGATTTCGGACATAATGAGGACAACGGCAAGTTCTTTGAGCAGATGGACTACCTTACGCCTGAACTTATGCGCATATTAAAGCCCGGCCGGTTGGCTTGCATCCATGTAAAGGACCGTGTACTATTCGGTAACGCTACTGGTGATGGTATGCCCACTATCGATCCGTTCAGCGAAATGACAGTATTCCATTATCTGAAGCACGGGTTCCGCTACATGGGGCGTATTACAGTGGATACGGATGTAGTAAGGGAGAACAACCAGACTTATCGACTTGGCTATACTGAAATGTGTAAGGACGGTTCAAAGATGGGTATCGGTTGCCCGGAATATGTTCTTCTTTTCCGCAAGCTGCCTTCTGATACCTCACGGGCCTATGCTGATTTGCCGGTGACAAAGAATAAGAGTGAATACTCGCTTGCCCGTTGGCAGATAGATGCTCATGCAAGCTGGAAATCGTCCGGCAATTCCCTGTTGAGCTACGAGGACATGAAAGGCTTGGGTATTGACAAGATACGTTCCCTGTTCAGGAAATACGAAAGGGAACATATCTACAACTACGAGGAACATATCGCATTTGCGGAAGAACTGGAAGCATACGGCAAGCTACCTAAAACATTCATGGCGATAGATCCTGTTAGCAAAAAGGATTGGATTTGGGACGATGTTACCCGGATGCGCACCCTCAATACAAAGCAGTCACAGAAGAAACGCCAAAACCATATCTGCCCATTGCAGCTTGACATCGTGGAAAGGCTCATTGAAAGATACTCCAACAAGGGCGATGTGGTATTTGACCCATTCGGTGGCATTCAGACAGTACCCTATTGCGCAATCAAGATGGGACGCAGAGGGCTATCGACAGAACTGAATTATGACTATTGGAAAGACGGTCTGTCTTATCTGCAAGAGGTTGAAATGCAGGTAACAGCACCGACATTGTTTGACTTAATGGAGGTTGTGTAATGCTAACCCATGGCAGTTTATTCAGCGGTATAGGCGGTTTTGACCTTGCAGCCGAATGGATGGGATGGCATAACACATTCCATTGTGAGATAAACGAATTTTGTACACGAATTTTAAACTATCATTTTCCAAATGCAGAACACTATACAGACATCACAAAAACAGACTTCTCCAAATATAGAGGACGTATCGATGTACTCAGCGGAGGTTTCCCATGCCAACCTTTCAGCGTTGCAGGTAAACGAAAGGGAACAGATGACGACCGTTACCTCTGGCCGCAAATGCTACGAGCAATTCGGGAAATCAGACCGACTTGGATTATCGGTGAAAATGTTGGTGGAATCGTCACGATGGTACAGCCCGGCAAGACGGTTGAATTGGGTAGCTCGACCTCTCTTTTCGGAGAAGATTACAAAGATGAGGAGATACACCAACGATACGTTGTCGAAACAATATGTACAGACCTTGAGCGTGAGGGATATTCCGTCCAGCCGATACTTATTCCAGCTTGTGCCATCGGTGCGCCACACCGAAGAGATAGGGTTTGGTTTATTGCCAACCGTACAGACACAGGGGCTGAAAGTATGCAACAAGCAGGGCAAAACAGTATTCATGCCGTTGGATTTGCTTCCAACACCTGTTGCATCAGACGGACAGGGAGGCGCAGCAAAGGTTACAGGGAAGAAGATAAGAAGAGCGTCAGGGCAGGTATATTCCGCAAAATTGAGGGATTTGTCGGTAAGCAACCTGTTACCCACACCAAGAGCCAACAAGGTGAACGGTATAAATCTGAACAACCCACAGATTGCGCAACGAAACAAAGGGAATTTGGAAGAATCTGTTGCAAAAATCATTCAGGCCATACCATACGAGGATGGGAAAACTTCCCAACTCAATCCCCTGTTTGTAGCAGAAATGATGGGGTTTCCACCAGATTGGACGGAATTACCTTTCCTAAGTGGCGAGAAGAAAGCGTAAAGGCATACGGCAATGCGATTGTACCACAGGTGGCATACGAGATATTCAAAGCTATTCAAGAAACATATAATCAGTAATAATCATGGATAATTCAGTTTATAAACAGTGTAGCGAGTGCGGACAGACAAAGCACATTTCAGAGTTCAGCAAGTCATATACAAACAGGTGCAAGGCTTGCGTGGCGGAACATACAAGAATGGTGCGAGAACGTGCCAAACAGGAGCAAAACTGTACCGGAAACACGGATAACCGTATAGAAACAATGAAAGCACGTATCAAGGTTACAGGTGAAGTTGTAGATGTTAAACCATCCGGCACTATGAAAATATCGTGCGGTGCATATCTAACGGAAGACGGTCGAATGATGCCCGGAACAGCACTTGAATTTGAAAAAGCCATAGACTGGGAACAACGTAGGTATGAAATAGCAAAAGCTGCTATGCAAGGGCGATTAAGTAATCAGTATGGAGATGTACTGGTTGGAGAGAGAGATTTTGAGGGGGTTGCTGTAAGTTCTGTGGAATTTGCCGATGCGCTGATTTCAGAATTGAAGAAAGGAGGTCAAAATGAAGAATGACGATAGGCATTGTAGCGAGTGTTACCATTACGAGCCTTGCCCGAACTGTCAGATGTATTGCAAGGCTCTACAACGGAGAATAACGGCAAGGAAATCTGCCAAGAACTGTAAGTATTACAAATCATTTATCAAGGAGGAAAGGAAATGACAAAAATAAAACTGAATTGGACATACGCCACAGGCGAATTAGATACCGACACATTGAAACTGGTATGTATTCCGGCAAGAGGGAAGCGTGTGTTTGGACCCGATGAATTGGATGCGGAACTTTGCATAAAGGATGGGATGAACTATCAAATAGCTGAAATCCATTTAGGCGACGTGGAAAGTTCAAACATTCTTTGTAAAGAGATAGCAAGGCGTTGGAATGAGTTCGAGGAATGGCACGAGTGCAAAGAAAATACGGAAGATGTGCCGGAACGAAACACCCCATGCTTGCTAAGGATTGAGTACAAGGAAATAGCCACTGGCGTTGTAGAAGTTGGTTATCTTACATCTGTATGGGGTGAATATGGATGGACGGAGGATTATCTTGACAATTTCAGTGAATCCGAATATGAAGTTATTATCACCCATTGGAAACAGATTAACAAACCGAAAGGAGTTGAAGAATGAAAAAGGACATCAAAGAGGCAATAAAGGAACATCTTCATGTAAATGCGTTTGCAGCAGACCCTAATAATTCGAGTTTTGTAGATAGATTTATTGAACACACTAAAGCTGCTGCATGGGGCGCAGAATGGCGCATCAACAGCGTGTGGCATGATGTGAAAGAAATGCCGGAGTTCAAACGGGATTTCATCTATCAAGCTGTTAGAAAATCAGGAGAGATATATTATGGGACTGGTATTCTCTACAACAATGACGAATGGGAGTTTCGTCTTGAGTTCGTTACGATAGAACGTTGGGCATACATCGAAGATTTGTTACCAAACGAACAACAGAAGCCATGAAGCCAAAAGAGTTTTTCGACAAAGTGGCACAGATGCGACGGATGCAAAAGGAATACTTCAAAACACGTTCTTCGATGGCTCTATCCAAAAGCAAGCAGCTGGAGAAATTGGAGATGTCTTGTGCTGGGACGATGTAGAAAAGACTAAATTAAGTATTCTTCTAAAAGGGAGTGTATGCGCAATCCCATATCAAAATATAGAAATTATTCAATTAGGAAGTAGTGTTGATTGGGAGCAAAGGCGTTATGAACTGGCGAAGGCTGCAATGCAAGGATTCTGTAGCAATCCACATCAACAGATAATGGATGCTGACTCAAATATGGTGGCAGAATGGAGTATTGGTTTCGCTGATTCACTAATAAATAAATTGAAAGGGAACTAATCATGGAAGTAACCGATTTTCTTGAAATAGTAATACTTTGCTTGTCATTATTAATAGTCATTCCTATACTTATGGTTATTTGGATTGATTGGGAACGAATTGATTCTAAAAGAAGAAACAGATGGAAGCAAAGAACGGAATAATAATAGATGGAGTACTGCATGAGATGACTAGTGAAAATGTCCCATGCAACCAATGCTCACTGTTGCGCATTTGCAGTAAGTCAGAAAAGGAAGAATATGCCATCTGTCTTTGTGCTTTGATGAACTGTGATGGTTTTGTTAACCGTGGAAAAGTAAAAATAGAGAAGGAGGAATAACTATGACCGAAGAACTTGTAACACTAGAGACTGCGAAGCTGCTGAAAGAGAAAGGCTTTAATGAGTATTGCAAATATATCATTAACGATAAAGGCTTGACGATGGAAATCATAATCCGAACTAGTAATTTACCTAAAGCATACTATTCTCGTCCAATGCAATCCATCGTCCAGAAGTGGCTACGTGAAACCAAAAACATTCATATATGTGTATATAACTGTGCTTGTGGCTATGGATACGAAATATCTAAGGCTGACAATGGGACTCATATAGCCAGTTCTACTTATAAAGGAACAAACGACGGAGGGGGATGGGATACCTACGAGGAAGCACTTGAAGCAGGGATTAAAGAATGTTTAAAACTTATATGATTATGAGCAAACTATATAAAGTAACTATTTTCGGGGAGTCATTCCTAATCGGGTGGTTCCCTTTCGCTTCACACTGGTACAACAAGCTAAAGATAATCAAATGATAGTACGTCATTTTATAAGAGTTCCGGTTGGAAGTACTGTCTATTGCGACAATCAGCCGGTTAAAATACTGGAGAAAGGATATGCCCTTGCTCTATGTGATGTTAATGGGAAACGGGTATATATCACCTGCTATGATTTGGAAAAGAAACCATTCATCAGCACGAATGGGGAAGAATGAAAAAGAGCCAACCCACGCACGACCATGAATCAGCTCTTCCTTACACGATTATGATGCAAATATACTATTTACTTTTAAAATAATCGTGTTATGGAACTGGATTTTAACAAAATAATTCGCCTTAAAAAGATTAGAATTGAGAAATCAGAACTTTCAGAAGAAGAAAATACCTTAGCTTCACCGATTTTGAGAGATAAAAGCCTTATTAGGGATATCTATAAAATCTTCGTTGAGCTATTGAATAGCAGAAGTCTTCCCCCTTGTATTGATAGTGTTACCCAGCGGAAGAAGTTCATCTTCATTATCCTGTACCTGTTTTCTCCAAGTTCGCTTGCCGGTGGGAAAATGACAGCTGGGTTACGCGAAGAGATGTCAAGGGTACTTGGGGTTCAGTCCAAGAGTACAATTTCCGACAACTGCGCTGATGTCGTGTTTCTCTATCAGAATTATGGGGATTTTAGTGGGGATATAGAGTATCTTTACATCGAAATCGTAAATCGGTTAAGAATCAAAGGGCTAATCAATCAGTAAGCCGGAGTTTAGTGCTCCGGCTTGTCTGTTTGGTTTACAAAATCAAATTTCAAATAAAACTCTTGTCTGAACAATCTTTTTAAGGCTGCTAAATATTTAACCATATCATCATATAGTTTTTCTTCTTTTTCTTTTATGTCGTTTTCAAATTCATTTCTTGTTCCTTGTAGTTGTTCCATACTATCTATTGCCATTTTTGATAATGCGGAATTGTTTTGGTTTTGATTGGCCAAATCAAAAAATGTTTTCCAATCAGAAAGATGACTTATAGCGTTGCTCGCAATATAGCATATAAATGCAACATACTGCTGTGAACTATTTACAAGGTTATTAATGCGTTTTATCGTATATTCATCATCAATAGAAACCATTAACAAACGATTTTCATGATTTAATTTCAGTAATGTTTTATTGGCATCATTTATTAATATTGACAACTTTTCTACTGAATACTTATCATATAAATAATATAAAAGTTGATTTTTGTATAATTGTAGTTCTTCTGCTAAATGTAAGATTTCTATAAAACGGTTAGTTCTCTGCTCAATATAGGAATGTTTTCTTTGATTTTCAAAAGATATTTCATTCTTTATGATTTCCATTCCTTTTGTTATTTCTTCAATATCTTCTTTGGTTGCAAGATTTTTGCCTTTTTCAGTTTCATAAGATATTCTCTGTGCGGATTCTCTAGTTGCTTCATTTTTTGTTCTTTCAGCTATTAATGTTATTTCGCGTATATCGGATTTAGTAGCCATGTTTTTCCCTAACTCTGTAAGCATTGCGATTTCTTTTGAATCTTCTTTAAGAGCTATATTTTCACCTTTCTTCTTTGCGTAAGATTGATAAAATAAAAAGGCAATACTCCAAATGGCATTTCCTACAAAGAATAGTATTCCAATTATTAAATAGTCCATATTATTCTCCTTTCTCTAATTTAATTTTCTTCCCACAATGAGGGCAAGTGATAGCATTTTCATCCTCTCCTTTCACTTCTTCCGGTGACGCAAAGAGCTGCCACATGGGTACATCTAAGGCAGTGGAAATTTTTTCAAGTGTTGGGTACGATGGTGACACTATCATACGTGAAAGACTCTCACGTGCGATACCTAATTTGTCAGCAAGGCTTGTTATGGTTAAGCCTTTCTCTTTTATTACTTCTTTGATTCTATTCATGGTTATATGATTTGTTTTTACAAAGATACGCTTATTATATGAGTGTGATATATATCTATCACTAAATAGTGTTAAATGTGATATTAAATATCACTTTTTGTTTTAATATGTGATATATATACCTTACATTTGTGTCATCAAACAAGAAGTAATAACAATTAAAACATAGAAGATATGAAGACAACAGAATTTAAGAAAGGTCAGTCAGTGGTCGTAACTACTAAAAAGGGCAAAGTAGAGGGCACTATATCATGCGTTGATATGAATGTTTGCACTTTTGAAGTTGAATACTCTGTGGATTACCTAAAAGAGGGCAAAACATGGACTATGATTTGTGTGCCTGCAAGAGCGATAGAATTAGCATAAGTTTAATCAGCAGGGCGAAAGCCCTGCGCAATATAGAAGAATATGAAAGAAAATATATTTTTAAAAGCAGTTATAGAAAAACCGTTATTGAATAATGAACCAGAGGTTTTACACCTTTTCGTTCAAATAATCAATGAAATCACTTCTTGTATGTCAGAAGACGAGTTAAAGGGCTGTATGAACTCTTTAACAGTACAATACCCTTACTTTAAACTGTTTTTCGATTATGGTTTCAGACATAATCACATGTGGGTGAAAGCATCAGGTTCTTTAGAAAGATTGATATTGGTTGAGTTCTAATCCGGTAGCCTTATGGCTACCACAATATACACGATTATGAAAGCAGATTTAGTTTTAGTTATCAGCCCTGAAGCCCCACTGATGAAGCAACTGGGCAAGGTATTGGGTAAGATGGTAACCCCTTATGACTTCTCTACTATAGAGAGGGGTGAAAAGTACATCACCATACAGCATGATGAAATTGGGCTTGTAGTGGCTTATACGAGTGAAGAAAGATTGAATGTGAAACATTAAATATTGATTATTATGGGTGAAATAGCAGATAGTTTAATTAGTGGTGAGTTTGATTGCATCACAGGTGAATATTTAGGTGAAGAGGTTGGCTATCCAAGAACGCACGCTTATGACAGACGCGAATACATGCCACCAGTTGAAAAGAAGCCTACCAGCAAGGCGAATGTGTGTATCTCAAACATGTGCAAAGACAGAGGTTTCAGTAACCATGAAAAGGTTGAATTAGTAGCCAAATTCTTGTATAGCAAAGGTTACAAACAATTGCCTAATCTATCCCATCAGTATAAAATCATTCACAGCCAGTACAAGAATGATTTTAAAAAGTTTTTGGTTGAACAAGTAAAGCAAAAGAATAATGGATGAATAATATCTTCACAATATGCTATTCAGAAGAAGCAAATGAAATAGGCCACTTCATTTTGAGTAGAGGATACGAGGGTGTTCAAAATGATAGTTACAGATATTGTCGTGAAGCGATTTGGTGGGCTTTCAAACAAGCTAAAAGGCATCATTTAAATTGCATCTATGTTGGCGTTGCAGGTTGCCAAATGACTGTATCAAAATCAAAGCGAGGTCTTAGACGAAACTGTCTTAAATACATAGAGAAAAGGCGAATGTTTTACAAATTACTAAGTAAGTATTGATAAATGATTATGAACTCAATTAACGACGAAAGAGGTTGCAGCGTATGCCAGCCCGGTAAAGAGAATTACACTACCTACAACACCAGGTTGAGAGGTAAAAGAGTGAGAATGTACCAGTACGACTACCGTACTGAAAGTGGTGAACTCTTTGCTTGTTGTGCGCCTACCTTAGAGGCGTGTAGAGAAAGACGGGACAAATGGCTTAGTTCACGACAATAAGCCGATTGTCGTGTATAACGATTGAAGATATTTCGTTATCTTTGGTTGTGGTAGTACCTTTGGGGTACTATCGCGGGGTGTAGCAGTGGTAGCTTTTCACTTTGACTTGGTGAAGGTCGGTTGTTCGATTCAGCCCCCCGCAACTATTGAGTATTAATTTAAATTTGACACGATTATGAACATTCTTACATTAAGCATCAAACAGAAGTATTTCGATGAAATCTTGGCAGGCAAGAAAACCCACGAATACCGTGAAATCAGACCAACTAACGCTAAGAAGTATATCACTTACCTATGTGGCGGTAAAGAATATCCGGCTGATGCAGAACTGCCTGAAGAAGGTGAGGTAGAATTAAAGCCTATCAAGTACGATGCAATCAAGCTTCTGACAGGTGCATATATGGGCAAGCGTCCTTATATCATTGTAGAGGTAAAGAACGCAGAAGCTGTTATTCTCACAGATGAAAACGGTAATGATATTGTTTACGAACATCAAGGCGAAGAATATCTTGCTGCACAAATGGATTATACTTTGGGCAAGATATTAGAAAAACATATAGATTGATTTGTTTAACTTTTAAAATTAGAAAGCAGAGTCGCAAGAAGAATTAACAGAGTAGCCGGGCCTCGCAGAAATATGAACGGTGCAGGGGCTGGTGGTAGATTGGTTGCCAGACGTGGCGGTGAAGCTGGTACATCACAGTTGGGGTCACGCAGACAGCGTTATAGTGACCTTCGTACTTCATTTGGTTTAAGTGGTGGTTAGCTATGAGCAAGGTAGAACAAGCGAACCGGTATATAGACCTCATTCGGGTAAAATCGAATGAGGCTTTACTGTTTTTATCACTTGGTAAAGATTCGCTTGTTCTGCTTGATTTAATCTATCCAAAGTTTGACCGGATTGTTTGTGTGTTCATGTACTTTGTCAAGAGTTTGGAGCACATTAACCGATGGATTGGCTGGACTAAAGCCAAGTATCCGAAGATAGAGTTTGTTCAAGTACCACATTGGAACCTCACTTATATTCTCCGTGGCGGTATGTATTGTGTGCCAAATCCGAAAGTAAAGCTATTGAAGTTGGCAGATGTGATAAAGGCTATGCAGCTTACTCATGGAGTTTATTATACATTCTTGGGCATGAAAAAAGCTGATGGTATGAATCGTAGGCTTATGTTGAAAGGGTATGAGGTAAACGGTTACGAGAATAACGGTATGGTTTATCCTTTGGCTGATTGGACACAAAAGGATATTCTTGCTTATATGAGGCAGCACAATTTACCTGAACCAGTTCGGTATTCATTGAAAGCCAGTTCGGGAGTAGGTTTCAATCTTGATTGTATGCTTTGGATGGAGAAGAATTACCCGCAGGATTTACAGAGAATTTACAAAGTTTTCCCAATGGCTGAAAGAGTGCTTTGGGAGTATCATAATCAACAAAATTAATAAGGAGGATTGCTGAGTCAGAAAAAGAAAGACAAGAGAACAGATATATGCTCAGGCAGAAAGATTGAGCGAAGCTAACTGGAGAAGAAAAAATACATGGAGTAGCAGTGCTGCAAGCAGGCGTGCAAAACAATCTCGTGATAATCTTATAGCAAGAGCCGAAAGGAATACTCTTCGGCAGAGAGGTTTCGGTCTAAGTAATGGCTAATATGGAATTATCAAAATACATAAAGAGTGAATCGGTGGAACTTAATCGTTCTGCCATTCACTTTGCGGATTATAATCCCCGAAAACTTTCCGATGAATCACGTAAGACACTGAAACGTGGCATCAAGAAGTTTGGTTTAGTCGGTGGAATTGTCGTGAACAAGCGTACTGGTCTTACCGTAGTCAGCGGGCACCAGCGTTTGTCTGTCATGGACGAATTGCAAAAGTTTCCCGATAACGACTACCGCATTCGTGTCGATGTCATAGACGTGGACGAGCAGCAGGAAAAGGAGTTAAACATTCTAATGAACAACCCTAATGCACAAGGGACATGGGATTTTGACGCTCTTGCCCGTATTGTTCCTGATATTGACTGGAAAGATGCAGGTCTGACCGATGCAGACTTGAATATGATTGGTGTCGACTATCTTTTGCAGACCGAAGAGGAAAACTCTATTGCGGATGCTTTGTCTGATATGATGGTCCCAGTTTCCGAACAGAAAGAAGCCGATAAAGCCGCCAAGCAGTTGGAACGTGTCGAAAAGGTTGCCCACATGAAAGAGGTCAAACATCAGGTGAAAGAAAACGCACAGAAGCAAGCCGAGAACATGGATGCCTATGTGGTGTTGTCCTTTGATACCTATGAAGCTAAAGCCGCTTTCTGTGAGCGGTTTGGGTATGACCCCGATATGAAGTTCATAAAAGGAGAAGTGTTCGATGAACAAGTAGAAAAAATAGATTAATTATTGGGAGGAAAGCTGAGTCAGAAGAAGACAAAGAAGTTTTAACGAAATACTTGGTACTGTAAGAAGATTAAAAAGAGTATATCCAGGAGAAGCAAATAATTCGCGAATCATGAACGCAGCAAGAAACACAGGTAAGAATTTGGCACGAAACTTAGGGGTAGATGCGTCTGTGTTGTCACTTCCTTATTGGCGAAAGCAACGTGGATATACAACTGTAAGTAGAGGATTGGCAAACGGATAATTAATTATGAGCAATAGTGAATCTCAAAATAGAAAAGGTAAAGGAGGAAGAAAGCCAAAGTTTGACTACACAAGCGAGGACTTTCTTTCTCTCGTGGAATCGTATGCCAAAAAGGGATTCACTGACAAGGAAATTGCTTATGCCATAGGGATTTTGCCTCAAACATTCTGCGAAAAGAAAAGTGAGTACACCGAAATATCCGAAGTCTTAGCGCGTGGGCGCGCGACAATCAATGCCACTGTAAGGGCTAAATTCCTTGCAATGGCTCTCGGTGGCATAAAAACCAAAAGCACCGTGGTAAGAAAGCTCCGTGATTCAGAAGGGAATTTGACGGGCGAAGATGAATTACAAGTAAGCGAAAGCGAGTTGGCTCCTAATTTGCAAGCAATGTCCGTTTGGCTGTACCACCATGATGAAGATTGGAGAAAGATTGAACGCAAGCAGGATGAAGATGCTGATATTCCAACAGACATAGAGCACGGCATCAACATTGATTCCTGGATTAAAGACAAGCTAAAATGATAGTACCTCAAGAAATTTACCATCCATTATATGAGGATAAGGAAAAATTTATAATTCTTATCACCGGTGGGCGTGGTAGCGGAAAGTCTTTCAATGCTTCTACTTTTATTGAGCGGTTGACTTTTGAAATGACTCCTGTAGAGAAGATTGTGCATCAGATTCTTTACACCCGTTACACGATGGTTTCTGCCGGTATGTCTATCATCCCCGAAATGATGGAGAAGATAGATTTGGACGGTACCACGAAATATTTCAAGACCACAAAGACGGATATAGTCAATAAGATGACTAAGAGCCGTATCATGTTCCGGGGTATCAAGACTTCTTCCGGGAACCAGACAGCAAAACTGAAATCCATTCAAGGCATTACGACTTTCGTCTGCGATGAAGCGGAAGAGTGGACAAACGAAGATGAGTTCGACAAGATAATGCTCTCCATTCGCAAGAAGGGTATTCAGAACCGGATTATCATTATAATGAACCCATGCGATTCCAATCACTTCATCTACAAGAAATACATTGAGAAAACTCACAAGCTGGTAGAGATTGACGGTGTGCAGGTTCAGATTTCCACTCATCCGAATGTGCTCCATATCCATACTACGTATTTTGATAACTTGGATAACCTTTCTCCTGAGTTCCTGAAAGAGGTGGAAGATATGAAGGTGAGTAATCCTGAAAAGTATGCTCATGTGGTTATCGGCCGTTGGGCAGACGTGGCGGAAGGTGCTGTGTTCAAGAAGTGGGGAATTGTTGACGAGTTTCCGGCTTGGGCAAAGAAAGTTGCTTTCGGGCAAGACTTCGGTTATACGCATGACCCGTCTGCTTCCATTCGTTGTGGTATCGTTGATAACGCCCTTTACTTGGATGAAGTGGATTACCGTACTGGATTGCTTTCTTCTGACATCATCAAGACTCTTCGCCCGTGGGGATTGAAAGTCATTGCTGACAGCGCAGACCCACGTTTGATTCAAGAGATACACAACGGAGGAATCAAAATATATGCCGTAGAGAAAGGTGCAGGCTCTATCAATGCCGGAATTGACAAAATGAAAGATATGGAGATTTATATAACCAAACGCTCGTACAACTTGCAAAGCGAGTTCAGAAAGTATGTTTGGGCAAAGGATAAGGACGGGAACTATATCAACGAACCGGAAGACCATGACAATCACTGTTTCGTAGGAGAGACTCTTGTAATGACAAGCGTAGGGAATAAGCGAATTGATAAGATTAGAAAGGGTGATTATGTACTCACATCAAACGGTTTTAGAAAGGTTAACAAATTCTTTGATAATGGATGTAGAAAGATATTGCATACTCGGTTGGTTTTTAGTAACTTTATAGTTGAAATAAAGGCAACGCCTGAACATAAATTTAAAACTATAAATGGATGGAAGCAATTACAAGAACTGACGAAAGGGGACGTACTCTATACGTGCAAGTCTTTAATGGCAAAGAATACAAATTATATGCCGGAGAACGTTATTTCTCCCGTGGAACTAAACGACTACATCGTGAAGTGTGGAAATTCTATAATGGGCAAATACCTAAAGGGTATCATGTTCACCATAAAGATGAAAACACTTGGAATAATGATATATCCAATCTTGAACTTGTTGAGATGCACGCACATTTACGGCATCACGCAGAAGAGCAAAGTAGAGATAATGAACTGCTTGCATGGAGAAGAGAGAATATTGCCAAAGCAAGCCAACTTGCCGTTGAATGGCACAAATCAGAGGAGGGAAGGAAATGGCATAGCAAAAAAGCAAAAGAGCAATTTGCAAATGCAAAGCCGGAAACCTTCATTTGTGAATGGTGTGGAAAAGAGTTCTCTGCCATTTCAAACGGAAATAATAAGTTTTGCTCAAACAAATGCAAAACAGCCTATCGGTATCATTCAGGGACTGATAACGAAAAGAGGAAATGCAAATGGTGCGGCAATGAATTTGTTGCAAACAAATACAGCAAGACCGAATTTTGTTGTAGGAGATGTAGCGGACAATATTCTGCAAGCGTCAGAGCTGAAAGAGATAGAGATAGTAAAGGAAGATATATGTAACGTTTATGATATAGAAGTTGAAGATATGCACGAGTTCTTCGCTAATGGGGTTCTCGTGCATAATTGTATAGATGCTGTACGTTACTATGTATTGGGTGAGCTTCTTGGTAAGATTCAGAAGCCGAAAGATTTAACAGGAATATTCACACATTAAAAATATAAACTATGCCATTGAATTTAGAAGAAATATTAGCATTGCCTGACATCGGGCAGAAGATAAACTACCTGAAGAAAGGTAGGAAGACTGAACTTCCCGACCGTTGCAAACTTTGGGATGATTGGAATCCGGAACGACATGAAATCATGGTTGACAAAAAGAAGTATCCGGACAGAAAGGTTCTTGAAAAAGAAGCAGAGAAGCACTTCGATGAAAAAACTGGTAAGACTTATGAAATCGAAGCAAAGTATAAGACTGAACCGGTGAACCGTATTTCCATTCCATTGGAACAAGATATAGTGAACATTCAAACTGCTTTCACGGTCGGCACAGAACCGTCTATGGATTGCATTCCGACTGATGATGATGAAAAGAAGTTGCTGGATGCGGTAAAGGCTGTATTTAAATCCAACAAAATCAAATACCAAAACAAGAAGATTGTCCGTGCCTGGCTCTCCGAACAAGAAGCGGCAGAATATTGGTATGTTACCGATGATGATTCGTTTTGGGCAAAGTTTTGGAAGAAAGTTAAGACTACGTTCGGTGGCAAGGTCAAGCCCACCAAGAAACTGAAAAGCGTGTTATGGTCTCCATTCAGAGGTGATAAGCTATACCCGTTCTTTAACGACGAAGGTAAAATGATTGCTTTCTCACGTGAGTATAAAAAGAAGCTCATGGATGATTCGGAGGTCATCTGCTTTATGACTATCACGGACAAAATGGTTTATCAATGGGATTTGTCTAAAGGATATGAAGAAAGAACTCCTTTTGCTCATGGATTCCCAAAACTACCGGTTCTCTATGCTTATCGTCCTGAACCTTATTGCAAGAAGATAAAGACCTTCCGGGTCCGGTTGGAGAAACTATTATCCAATTATGCTGATTGTATCGACTATCATTTTTTCCCCATTTTGGAATTAATTGGTGAAGTGATAGGGTTCACTGGTAAGACAAAGGATAGAATGGTAAAACTGGAAGGAGAGGGGGCTGGTGCACGATATTTAACATGGAATCAGGTGCCAGATACCGTAAAATTTGAAGCAGAAACACTCACTAATATGGCTTATGATATGTCAAACACTCCAAGAATATCCTTTGAGACGTTGAAGGGGGTAGGCAAAGCATCAGGAACCGCTTTCCGCTTTATGTTCATGGGTGCACATATGGCGGTAGAAAATCACGGTGAGGTTATCGGTGAGTTCTTGCAGCGGAGAGTAAATTTCATTGTTTCCGCTTTAGGCTCTATCAATCCAACCGAGTTTAGCAAGGCATCGCAGACCATTGACATAGAAACAGAACTGGTTCCATATATGATTGATGATTTGAATGATAAGGTGACTACTGCCGTTTCCGCTGTCAGTGGTGGCATCTGGTCAACGCGTGAGGGAATCATGTTTGCCGGAAATGCTGATAGGGTAGAAGAGGAACTTGCAGAAATCAAAGAGGAACAAGCAGCAAAGAATGAGCAAATCGGAGATAAGGGAAAGAAAAACGCCTCTTAGTTAGAAAAATTACGGGACTTATAGTTTTAGTATAAGAAAATAGTTAGCGGTGGCTTCAAAGAGTTTCCGCTATTTTTTTTGCTCTTTTAAATTATAAATATTAGAATATAATTTTGAATTATAGAATTATATATGTATTTTTGTCACACGATAATTGAGTAACCAATGAGAATATTTACCGAACAAGCATTAAAAGAATATGCAGAGAACCATCCCGATTCAAAGGTCGCTTTGCAAGAATGGACTACCATTGTGAAAAGAAGCAAGTGGACCTGTTTTGCCGATATTAAGAAAACGTTTAATAGCGTTGATAATGTAGGTAATCAACACTATGTTTTCAATATCAAAGGCAATAACTATCGTTTGGTAGTAGTGATTAAATTCACTATTCAGTTTGTGTATATTCGCTTTATTGGTACTCATAAAGAATATGATAAAATAGATTGCGCTAATATTTAGGATTATGACAAAGATAGAAAATCAAGCCCAATATGAATGGGCGGTGAAAAGAGTAGAGGAACTTCTTCCATTAGTGAAAGATGATACTCCTTTGAATGACCCAAATTGCATAGAATTGGAGCTTCTTTCTAATTTGGTTGCTGATTATTCCGAAGAACATTTTGCATTGGGAGAACCAACACTTGTGGATGTTCTTAAACTTCGTATGTACGAAATGGGGCTTAATCAAAAATCACTTGCAAAGTTAGTTGGTGTCAGCCCATCACGATTAAGTGATTATATATCTGGTAAATGTGAACCAACCTTGAAAGTTGCTCGTGAGATAAGCCGGAAGCTAAATATTGATGCAAATATAGTGTTGGGAGTATAAGTATAAGTTTTTGTCGTGATATATTTTAGGCGTGATTCATTCGGTTTCACGCCTTTTTTTATACCATTTTACGACAATCGTTTTATTGTCGTGTATCACCTATCTGATAATTTTTCACCTTCTTTATAAATAACGAAATTTACCGTAGAAATTTATAAATCAAATTCATACGGTATGACAATCTTAGAACAAATCTTAGCAGGGCTACAACAGAAATTCGCTGGGGTGGACACTGCTATTCTTACCCGCATTGCCACCAAAAAGGCAGAGGGTGTAACGGACGAGACAAAAGTAAACTCCATTGTTGAGGGTATCAGTTTTTCGGACGTGCTTAATTCCTATGGTGATTTCCGTGCCGGGGATGCTTCAAAAACGGCAGTGACTAACTACGAGAAGAGGCATAACCTTAAAGACGGTAAGCCAATCGAGACTACCACAACCACCAAAACGGAAAAGAATAAAGACGATGTGCCTGCATGGGCGCAAGCTTTAATTGACTCCAACAAGAACCTTTCTGATAAGCTAACACAGTTAGAAACGGAAAAGGCTCAAGCAACACGTAGCCAGCAGATTTTGGCAAAGGCAAAGGAGTATGGTATTCCCGAAAACTACGCCAAACGATGCGCCATTAAGGACGATGAGGACTTGGACGCATACTTCAAGGACTTGAAGCAGGAGTTCGCAAATGACGGCTTCAAAGGCGTAACCCCTCCCGAATCAGCGGAAGAGAAGATTGAGAAAGAATCTGAATCTATCGCTAAAATGATTGATGAGGGTACGAAAACTATTGTTGAACAAAACAAGAATTAATTATGTCAGCAGGATTTAAGTATGACTTGGTTCCGCCCGTTGAGCAAGAGGAACGCTACGATGTCCAGACCGGCATTCGTAGACGTGGTCCGTTCAAACTTGATACGCAGAACCTGGTAGTGGGAAGTTTTCTTCCCGGATTTACACCGATTTGTGCGGACTTGAAAAACAAGTTCGCTTATGCGGTAATCAATGTGAGAGTCGCGGAAGCCTATACCACTGGTGGAGAGGCTTTGTCTATCAAAGTAGCCAAGAACTCTTTGGCTTATGTGGGTATGTTTGTCGGAAGCGGTAAGAAAGGTGCAGAAGTAACGGCCATCGATAAGACTAACAAAGATTATGACGTCTTGACTATTAAGGCGGCTTTTGGTGAGAATATCGCCAAAGATACCGTATTATTCAATGCGGTTGCAGTTGATGGTTTAAAGCAAAAGCATGTCGCTAATTCGGCTCTGTACAACCGTACAAAGGTTGAGGATGGAATTACATTGGTTTCATTGCTTCGTACAGCCGCAGAGATTGAACCTTCAAAATTGGTTATGCCGTTCTCCGAGAACGATAAAGCCAACATGAAGGGATGGTTTGAATTTAACGAGTAAGGAGGTAGGATATGTTTTTAACGATTCAAACATTATTCGATGATGCGAACATTGTTTCCGCTATCATCAGACGTGTGAACCAGACACGCAAGGACACAATCTATTGGCAACAGTATCTTACTTTCCGCAGAGTAACTACTCGTGTGTTCAAGGATTATATCGGTTCTGTAACCGGAGTTATGGCCGGCTCTATCAATTCACGTTTTGGAGAGAAACCCATCCGTGAACGTCGGAATATCGGTTCCGGATATGGTGAGATTGCCTATTTGG